ATTATATAATATATGTTATATATAAAATATTATGTGTCAAGTTTTAAAAAAACCTTTTGCGTCTCGTGGTTTTTCCGCCCTCCTTCCTCGTATTTAAGTCAATAAAAATAAAATAGTTTACAGAAATTGATGGGAAATTTGTTGATTACTTGTCAAGAAAAATGATTTCTTTAAGAGGAATCTTGATGCCGTTCTAGAATGGTTGTGAGGGTTAAATAGGCTCCACAATGATTGTGAGCGGGGTGGCTTTTTTGTTCTGATGTCTTTCATATGACTGCGCGAGCCTGCGCGATTACCGAATTTATGATTTAAAGTAAAGAAAATAAATTTGTTGGACGGTGTTATTTTTATCAATATTTTGTAAAAGATGGGTTGACTTAATTTTCCTGTTTGTTGTATATTTACTGTATAACAACAAACGGAGCTAACTCTCCACAACCTACAAGGCCATGACATGAATAAGAAGCTTAAGAATCTCATTTCACTAAACCAAAACGTTAAAATTTATATCCCTTCCACAATCGACATTAATAAAGAGGCTGACAACTCCTCTCACGTCGAACAAGCCCTTTCATTACTTGCCTCAAGCTTTGGGGGCGCTACTAGCTATCAAGCTTTTGGAGCTTGGTTATCCGCTAGCGGACAGCTTGTTAAAGAAAAGGTAACAATTTGTGAGGCATTTTGCAAGGAAATTGAACTACAGAACAAAATAGAATCCGTTTATGATTTTTGCCTGAGCCTTAAATTAGAGCTAAAGCAAGAGGCCATCGCGCTTGAAGTCAACGGAACTTTGCACTTAGTTTAATATCAAACCCCGCTCTTTAGTGATAGAGGGCGGTGACTTGCGATTAAGCAAGACTAAACAAAGGCAATTTATGAAAATATTTTTAAATAAAAAATCTTGGGAAAAAAAAGACGAAGTTGAAAAGATTGTAAATCACAACCTACTTTATAACCCTGATTTTAACGGGTCTAATTTCACTATAGAAAAGGCACAGGATATTGAGTGCAATTATATAGAAGAATGCGATGAAATTGCAGGAAGTTTTTTACTTAATAAAATTAATGATCTTTTAGAGATCTAATAATAGTTTACTGCCGTGCAGGCAGCGTTAAAACCAAAGTTAAAAAATGAATAAATATTTTGATAATTTCAGATTCTACAAGACAAAAGAAGGGGATATTAGAACGACTAAACTTATTTACAAATCGGCAAATAAAACTTGGGTTAATTATTATCCATTACCAATAGAAGGATACTTAAAATATTTAAAAAAATTCAATGAAAACAAATAGGAATAAATAAAATTGAAAAAATCAAAATGCTTTTACGGTTTTAGATACTATAGCGGAAAGGATACGACTTGGGCGATTTCTGGAAAAATTGCGGGTGAAATGGTTTGTTTTTTGAAAGAATCGGATAGAACGAAATGGATTTATAAACAAAACCTATCCGCTCCTAGTGGAAACGGTGGAGGAGTTCGAGAAATGGTTTCTAGAAAGGAATTAATAGAAATGATTGGAATAAAAGAATTTGAGTATCAAAAAGAATTATTTAAAAACAAAATAGAGGAATAAATAAAATGATTTCAAATAGATATATGAGACAAAACGCAAGCAAATTTATAAGTGAAATAGAATTGCAACAGATCGCCCCCAGTGTTTTTGCAATGTCTTCCGCTGAAAAGACTTCCGATAAATATGCACTAATTCCAACAATTGAAGCAGTAAGGGGGCTTAAAGACGTAGGATTTTTCCCAGTATGGGCACAAGAAACGCGATGCCGTGACGTAGCAAATAAGCCATTTGCAAAACATATGATGCGCTTTAGGCAACAAAATAGCGTATCTATTGATGGAGTCTTCCCCGAAATAGTCCTAATCAATAGCCATGATGGTACTTCCAGCTATCAACTAAGAGCAGGTTTATTTCGCCTTGTATGCTCAAATGGACTGGTTGTTGGAAATGAGTATTTTTGTCATAAAGTGAGGCATCAAGGAAACGTTGTTGAAAAAGTAGTTTCTAGTGCAAGCGATTTATTGGAAAACTTCCCAAAAACAATAGAGATATCCAACGCGTGGAAACAAATTGAATTAAACCCTAGTCAACAAGTTGCATTTGCTGAGTCCGCATCCTTATTAAAATGGGATGAAGATTTAACGCCTATAGCGCCTAGTAGACTTTTAGAAGCTAGGAGGACAGAGGACATCAAAAAAGACGTATGGACAACCTTCAACGTCATTCAGGAAAACTTAATTAAAGGCGGGAAGACATACCGAACTAGGGAAGGATCTAGACAAAGAACAAGGGGCATTAATTCCGTTGCTGAGAACAACAGACTTAATACCGCCTTATGGAAACTAACCGAAAGACTCGCAGAGGCCGTAACTGCCTAATTATAGGGAAGGTTCATGGCCTTCCTTTTTTATCAAGTATTGCAAAATGTGCATTGACTTGAATTTCCTATTTGTTGTATATTTGATATATAACAACAAGGTTGTTTTAGTCCTTTTTAAGGAACTTATCTCAATTATGAGAAAAAAAAACTATTTATCAAGACTTTTAACAAGTTGGGTTAAAAAATGGGCTATAAAGGCTTTGAGAGTATCATCAATGATTATATTTCGGAAAGTCCTGAAACAATGGAATTTTTACGTCAACAAGCGTTAGAAATATTACAAGAATGTGAAACAGAATGGCAAAATTCTTGTCCTAGTGAGGACTTAAACGACATTGAATCAAGATGGGATTACTACCAGGAAGCCAATAAAAGGTTTGAAAAATACTTTGCAAAATGGATTTTTGACTTAAAAGATCAATTTTGTTTTTCATCAGCTTTACCATCTGCAATTTCTTATATGTTTGAAAGCATAATTGAAAAAGTGATTATGAGTATCAATTTAGAAGATACGCAAAATATCATGAATCAAATCATTGAAGACGACTACCAAACAAGAAAAGAAAGTCTTTAAAATCAATTGGATAACACATCAAAGAGAGCCTGCCAGCTCTCTTTGATTTAAATAAAAACTAGTCAAAAAATTTACAAGGTGCAAAAATGTTAAATAGTTCTTACAGTAAATCTGAGGCTCTCACACAAATTGAATTTTTAATCGATTACGCATGGAAACAGGCTATCAAATATCGCTTTGATCCGATTGTGGGGAAAATCCATTCAGATTACCTAGAAATGGTAAAGGAAACAAAAAATCAAATCAAGAGACAAAATGAAAGAGCCGTATTTGATCACAAAAGTAAGCTACTTAACTTATAAGGGCGAACGAAAAGAAGTTTTTTTTCCAAAAGTCAAAGAAGATATGGAAAATCAAAAATTTAAAAAAAATGATTTATACACTTTTTCACAAAAACAGAATTTTCTGGAAAATAACATTTGATAGAAATTGCAATTTAATGTAAAACCAATAGCCAAAATAGGAAGGTGCTATGCTACAACAACAAAATGAAAAAGAAAATCGCGTTATTGAAACGGTAGATGAAGATGAAAACGTTTGGAAAATCGTCATGTATCCGTTAAACAATAAAACAAATAGATTCCAATTAAGCTTTTGTTTTAATGAAAAGGAATTTTTCTTAACAAAGCTGCAAAGTAATCGATACGCGGATGATTTATGGGATTTATTAAGTAAAATTAGAAAGGGAAAAACAAAAACCACCCAATCTAATTTTGATATGTTCCGACAAGCCCAAAACCCCATAAAAACAGAGGAAACTAAGGATGAACAACAAGCTATTAATTGAGGTGAATCATCAAGATCATGCTTACGTTGAAAGTGTTTGCTCTGATGGAACTTTTAATTTTGAATCTTTCTTTTCTCACCTTTTGAATCTATACAGAAATTCTTTAAATGAGCCAGTGCAAGAATTGGTTCAAGAACATTTAACGGAAAAAGTTAAGAGCAAGAAGAAAAAAGAATGATAAATATTTTTCTACTCTTATCGCAATTGATTATTTTTTTAGCAACTATAATTATATTTGTTAAATATAACCAATCAATGAAGCAAACATATTCAGATATTGAAAATTTTATTATCTTAAAGAGTTCAAAAGATGAACTGCTTAAAAATGAAATAGAAAACTTAAGATCCACAATAAATCAAAAGTTTTCTAAAGATGTCGAATCTAAAAGAACAATAATATAATTAAAGGGCATTCTTTTAAACGGAAAGAGTGCCCTTTTTTCTAAGGCCAAAATGATCAAAAAATTTTCATTAAATAAAAACTCTTTAATATCTGAGAAGAGTGAATTTGTTCAAAGCGTCGAAAAAACACTTACTACACCTGAGTGTAAATTAAAATACTGCTATCTATCCAAGCCTTTTTTTTATGCGGGCTCACACGTTCCAAGGTATAGCGTTTCACTTCTTTTTGATAAGGCTATACCAGAACATAAAAAATTTCTATTAAATTTAGAGAAAGTGGCCAGTAAAAATAAAATTGACACTTTAGGATATGAAACGGATGAAGGTTTAATCCTTATAAAGTTTCAAGGAAAAGACCCTGTGAGCACATTCATAGTAGAGTATGGAAAAAAAAACCCGCAACAAGTCGAGCTTGAACATGACTTGCCCGAAGGGTTCCGCTCAGTTGTTGTTTTTGAGCTAAATACCTACTTTAACAAAAAAACTCAAAAAAATGGTTTCAACTTTTCACCGAAAAAGGTTACTTTCTACTTAGATGAAGAAACGCAGGAATCCAGCGAAAACAAAAAGGCAGAAAGTGACGGAAATAGTAAGAATAGCAGGAATCGACCCAGGGCTAAGATCGACGGGGTACGGAGTGATGAATTACAACACGGAAACAAACGAAGTGTGGGCGTCAAACTGCGGGCTCGTAAAAACCCCCCAAAGATTTAAAGGGGTCGATGCGCTTCTTTATATGCTTGAACACATGACCGAAATTTCAAAACGAGCCTGTTTTATTGATTGCGCGCGGGTAGTAGTTGAATTCCCAGCAGCCTTTTATAATCCAAAATTTTCAAGCGGGGCTATAACTCCAGTGGCGGGAATTTCTGGCGGGTGCATGGTTCTTTTTCAAAATGAGGAAAATCGCGTTCTTCCTGTTTATCCTGCTGTGTGGAACGGTGGAAAAAAGAAAAAAACGACCGCCAAACTCATTGAGGAAATCATAGGATCTCCCCAAGAATGGGAATATGACGATAACCCCACTAAAACCGCTGATTTTGAGCACATAATTGACGCGGTAGGAATGGCGTATTGGTTGATGCAAAGAGACTATTTTGAACGGGAAGAAATAGCGTAGCTTTATGGCTGGGCTAAAACGTTGTAAACGACCTTCCAATCAAATGTTTTTGCTGCTTCGCCCGTACACCTGATACTTACCGCCTCATTCGGAACGTCGGCTACTAATGTAAGCGCTGGCGTTCCTGAAGAATTATCGTTTGCATCTGTCAAGGTCGCTGGCACAAGCGTAACGCTTCCACCCGTCGGCCGATGAAATACCCCCATAAATTGTCCGCCCGCACACTCTGTTGCGTCGCTTCTTAGAGTTATATATCTCCCTGTAATTGTAACCGCTGAGGACTCATCAACGGGGATAGAAACGATTTCTGTCGGGGTGGCATTTGTCGTTGTGACTGTTGCTTGTTGTAAAATTTGCTCTGATAATTTTTCTGGAGTAATTGCACCGTCTTGAATTCCAGAGGTTCCAATTTGTACCCCGTTATTGGGTGCTCCGCTGTGGTCGTGAGTGTCGATATTATCCATACCTGCCTGATAGCTGGCATTATACAATTCTTGACCGCTAGACGGCTTATAAATGGACATATTAGGCGTTTTTGTTCCCATGCTCTCTATTCCTTAATTAGCGTTTCGATGTTTTGGCCTCTATTAATGCGCGCTTGCAAAATGGCTTTATCTTCTAATCCAATATCGGGATCTTGTTCAATTTCTGAACTGGCTGCACGTCTATCCATCGGATCACTTAAAACCCCGTTTTGATAAGACGGATATTTTTCGGATATCGATTCAACCACAAAGCGCATACCACCCTTTTGAATTCCCTCGCGAGCAAAAGCCCCCAAAGCCGTTGGACTAGTGACACCTCTTAAAGCTGCGGTTAGTCCAGCAGCTCCAGCCATGGCACCGCCAGCCACCCCCATTTTAGGGAGCCCTTTAGCTAAATACCCAAGTTTTGCAATGCCTGCGCCCCCTCTCATATTCCCAAGTTTTTTCAGGTTACTTGAGTAAAAATTCGGCTGCTCAAAAAAACCTGCCATTCTTCCCACTTGCGGAGCTTGTGGGGTAGCGGTTGGAGACGGCCTCATATTAGTTGCAGGTCTTAAATTCCCTGTTGGCTGTACACCTACCGCGTTCGCAAGCTTGCTAGTCACTTTATTTAAAACGTCTTGCTCATAAATAGAAAGCGACGTTGCATTAGAGGAAACAGAGTTTGAAATATTAGCTTGTAAAGATCCTTTTAGCCTTTGGATCTCATCGCGCGCCCTGATCAAGTTTTGAACTTCTGGGCTTCTTAACTGAGCTAGAGGCGCGATATTTTGCAATTGTTGCAATGTTGACTCTATTTTTTGTTCAATTTGTTGCAGTTTATTGTTATTTTCTACATACCACATCAAGCGATCTTGCAAATTTCCGCTCTTCATGTCTTCCATAAACTGCGCAGGAGTCATTTTTTCATAACCAGATTTTACAAACTTTTTCAAGTCCTGAGCCAAGTTTTTAACTGTATCTTTTCCAGCAAAAGACTCGATAGATTTAACAAGTTTTGAATCTGATAAAAAGGCATTTACTGACTTATCAATCTCTTTTTCAAATGAATTAATTAACCTTGTTCCAAATTTATTCTTTACTGCGCTGGAAGCGGCTCCAAGTGGTAAATTATCGACTAAATGCTGTCTAAATTGATTGAGAATAGGAATTTCCTCGGCCACACCAAGAGCCATTCTTCCCTCAATCGACTGGAATATTTTTTTTAATTCATCAATATTCATGGTTTCTGGGGCAGATTGACCGATTGCATTAAAAAACTTAGTGAGGTTGCTTGCCTGGGGGGTTCCCGCAATCGGGGACATGTTGATAGAGCTATTGATAAAATCATCAACCATCATCGAGCCTTTCGGAATTCCTCCCTTTATCTCAGCTCCCATCGCATCCAATTTTCTAGCCATTTCCGAAATAAATTTCTTTTGCGCTTGCGTTTCCGCTGCTGCATGTTGCGCCAAAAGCTCAGGATATTTTCTTAACGCGCCCCTTTCTGCTGCTACCTTCTCCAGTTTATTTCCTACCATTCCAAAAGCTTTACCGATACCCGCATCGATTGCAGTATCTTTTAAAACCCCCATCGGATCATTCAAAATACTTTTATCTGACATGCCTTGCCCGATTGCGATTGACTGAGCTACGGGGCTTCCTTGTATCACCTTTGGCAGTGGAGTGACGAAGGAAGAAGCTACGCCCGCAAGCTCACCGCCCAAATAACTATTCGGGTTTTCTTGTTGGATCTTTTGTTTTCCTTCTCGTCTTCCCGATCTCACCGCCTCAATATTCTCGCCCAGGCGAGAGAAAAACCCCATTTCCTCCTGTCCTTTTCCAGGACTAATAGAGGCGATGGTTTCTGGCACATAGTCCAAAAAGTTTGTCGCTAACTTAACAAAAGGGTTCCCCTCAGTAGCTCCAGAAGTAAACGCTCCCATCTCAGCACCAAAAGGCAGATTTTCCACCCCTTTTTGCACTGAACCTACCGCCTCAGAAATGCCTTTCTTCTTTTCCTTGGCAGCTTCACTACCAAAAAATTCAAAAGCCAAATCATCGGGCAGAGGAACTTTTCTTCCGTCTGCAAGCTCGATAGTCCTATCTTTTCGATTGATGCTTTTAACGTCCGAATTATTCATTATTTCACCTTGGGTCGGTATGCTTCGGGTTGATTTCTCATTTTATTAATTACATTATCAGTAGATTCCAATGGTTTGTCTGTTTTTGACGGATATTTTGCCTCTAAAGGCTCCCTTAAAAATCCAGCTCCTACGAGCTGATCTGTAGCCCCTTGATTCAAGAAATCTTTCAAGCTCTTGGTTTTATCTTTCACAGTATTTAAGTCCTGTCCCGTCATCCACTCGCTCATGTCTTTTGGATCTCCCAAAATAGCGCTCCAGTGTTCGACAACGTTTGAAGTAAGCGCTGCACGGCCGAGGTTTATTTTGTTGTAAACGTCTTGAAGGGCTGCCGTTTTTTGCTTGAGAATCTCAAAAGCATTCACTTTTCTTATATTTCCGTCTTTATCTTTCACATCAATCATCAAAGGCGCACCACCAAAAGGATTTTTTCCACCTGCCGAAGTAAACCAGCCCCAGTTAGACTTAATTGCTTCCCATGCACCCGTATTTTCTGGCATTGCATTCAAGATCTCTAGTACGTCATCGACTACTTGGTTACCTTTGTTCATCATTCCGATTTTCTCTTTCGCATCGGATAGATTTTTCCTTGCTTCCTTGATACCTTCATCAGATGTTTCTAACTGATTACCGTCAAACCAAAGCGCATCTTTTTCATCACCCGTTGAAATCCCTACACGGTCGCCAATCTGCCTAATCTTCCTATCTTTCAAGAATTCTCGCGCCTGTTTGTCAGGAATAGCGTTTAAAAGTTTTTGGTTAACTTCAATGTCTTTCTCACCCAGATTTAAGCGCTCTTTTTGAATGTCCCCCATTCTTTCGCTAGCTTTTGCGCTCCTTTCAGAATCTAGTTTTTGCGTTTTTTCAACAGATCCAGCATAACCCTCTAAACCTTTCCCAGCAGATGCTAAAAACCCACCTGCTCCATAACGCAATCCCATTAAAACAGGAATAGCGATAGCAACACCGATTAAAAACTTATCTAGATTGCTAAGATCTCCCGATTCTGCTTTTTGAAGTAACCCCTTCTCCTCTTCTGATAGCTGATCTAGTCTTTTTGAGTAGGCATTCTGCCATTGTGCAGCCCTTGCAAGATCTTCTTCAGGTATTTCCTTCATTCCATTTAAGCGGGCTAAATCCTCTAAAATAAGGGGGTCTTGCGCTGCTTGCTCAACTGCACCAGCTCTAACCGTTTGATCAGGATATGATTCTATATCTTGCTCTGTAACGGGTTGCTCTGGCGGTATAATTTTAGCTTCTTGAGGTGGAGATTGCGGAGTAAATGCCTTTTCAGCATTAGGCTCGCTACCCTCAAGCATTCCGCGAGTTTCTTCTGGCAGTTCATCCATTAAGGATGGATCTTGTTCTACCATTGCTCGAATATGCTCAAGTGGATCTTGAAGATCTCCCGATTGAGTTCTTGGCAATCCATCCACTGGAACATTAGCTTTCATATTCGATTGATCTTGCATTCCTTGAAGTGCTTCCTCTCTTTCTAAATCACTGTCTTGCTGGTAAGCTGGTAAGCTGGCAAGCTGGCTCATTACATCGTTTGGATCTAAATTTGCGCCTGGTTGCTGTATAGGATTAGGATTCGGGTTTTGTTGCGGACGAGCGTTTGCTTGGTCATAGCTCTCTAAATTTTCTAAGGCATCTTGTCTCAGTTCGTCACTATCTGACATGGCCATTGGCAACTGGGAAATCTGCCTTAAAGTGTTCAAGTAATCGGGTTCTTCTTTTGTCGGTTGAGGTGTTTCATATTGTTGGACTCCTGCAATCTCCTCAAAATTTTGAGGTTCTTGACTGGCTCCCATAAGATCCATCGGAGCAGTAGGAGCTTGAGCTCCTGAAAGAGCCCCAATATCAGCTAAATTTAACAACCCTTTCAAAACTTCTGGATCGCTGTACTGCACTCCGCTTATCTGTGAGGGTGCTCCTACTCTTCTTCTCATAGTTAAACCTTATAGTATTTCTTATTATGGCCTGCAATCGCTTGCTCTCTATTCTTCTGCTTTTCGCCTGTTAGCTGGTCGTAGTATTGCTGTCTCTTAAGCACATCATCCGCTGATCTTCCCTCTACCATCGATAGATAGGCTGCTAGCTTCTCCATGGCCTTATTTGCGTCCAGCTCGGTCAAATCACGGTTAAATTGATTCGTGGCTTCTAGCCCCTTATCCATGAGTTCTGACTGCATCGCATTAGCAGCCCCGCCCCTAACTCCAGCAGCCCCCATTTTAGAAGATGCCATACGGGAATAGTTTTGAATCTGATTGTTAATCTGATTGCTTGCAGTTTCTTGCATAGCAAGCTTTTGAGCTGGGTTTAATCCTTGCATTTCTGTTGAAAGGTCGGATTTTGCTTCCTGCTTGTACCCTTCTCTTTTTCCTTGCATCCGCTGATCTTCTGCATCAGCCATTTGATTAACTCTTCCCGTCACCTGATCGGATTCTTCCTGACTGGGTAGCCCGATTTTATTAATATTCTCCCAGTCAGCATCCCTAGCAGCCTCTTTTGCGAGTCTTTCTTTTTTCTTTTTTCTAGCAGCTCGAATTCTTCCAAATGCCATTTTTTACCTCTTCATCTAAAAAAGATGACTGAAATTGTTACTGTTGTAGCCCCATTATTGATTAGCCGTAAAAAATTTAAATCCCATGTCCCATCTGTCACAAGCCCGTTTCCAGTCTGTCTTACAATTAATTTAGAGGTAGGAACCACCCTTAAATCGTTGGTAATTTCTTTTGTCGCTCCAGCTGCTATGACAACATCATCGACGCGGAAGGATTCAAAATTTTCTACGAGATTTAATTTTAGAAGTCCAGCCGACAGATTTCGAAACCAGCTATATAACTCTGTTTGGACATATTTTCCGACCGATTCTGCAAATGGAAGTCTTGGAGGAGTATTAAAAATCATCTCAGGATCTCCCTTCTAAAGTCTGGAGCGATTTCTAATTGAAATCCCTGCAAGCTGAAACTTGTATTGAGTTGATTGAGTTGCAGTCCTACTTGCATCGACTTGCTCACAGTGCCTGACTTCATCGGAATCGTGATAAAAGTATCCTGATAGCCTGACCACTGAGTCCAATCCCAAGGAGCTAAATTCCATTTTCTTGACTGAATTTGAGTTGTGACATCCGACCTGGTGCTTAAAATCCCTTTATTCCAGTCTACATAACTTGAAAAACACAAATTCGGGCGATTGAGTTGATAAATCGTTGAAATATTATCAAACAAAAGAGCTGCCCGAACAAATTTTTTCCGTACCCGTGGCTGACCTAAATCTTCCCATGAAGATAGCCAAGTGACCCGTATAGACGTCACATGATCGACTTGATCGATTAGTCTATATTTGCGATGCTGGTTGTAAGTATTTGACGTGATGCCCGACGTAGTGGAAGCAGCTCTGCGCTCTTGCCAGAATAAATTGTCTTGCCTAACGTAAAAATTGCCAGCAGCGTTAATACGAGTCCAAGGGAACCAGTTTTTTCCTTGATAGTCATAGCATAAAACCTGTGAATTATCGTTTGCGAATCTTGCGCCTTCCTCTTCCTCGCATGGAAGGAAAAGCAAATATTGATTGTCTTTTGCGTAGTTCACGGCCGTTGATCGCTTCAATGCAAAACGCTTGTTTTTCTGCACGGGAGTGATTCTGAAAACTTGATCAATCATCAATGACAAAGGAACAGGATTTCCGAATTTATCTGTTGGAAAAATAGTGTTTTCCGCTAGAGCATAAACCCCGTTAACCCCGCTTAGGAAGTAAAGCAATCCACCCACTGAAGCGATGGATCCATGATTCACAGATCCAATATTGCTACCAGGGTGAATTGGCGTAACGGTGAATTGGCTAGTGGCTAGCTCTCCATTGATTGAATAAATCGATTTTTCTTTAAAAATAACTAAAGTGGAACCCGATGCACCGATACCCGAAACATCATCATCGTTTGACGGAACAATAAAATTATTCCCCTTAAGGATCTCTGAGCTCACATATTCGGGCTGATCAGGCTCGCTAAACCAGACATAATCATCGTTTACTGGATCTCTTCCAAAAATCAATTGGTTTCTAAAAGAAAAAACAATGCCCGTTCTTGGCGGTGGATCCGATCTTCTAGGGGGCGTCACATACTCTACGGATAAACTTGCGTCGGTAGCTTGATCGACATACGTAGTAGTGATAGCGTAAGAATTATTCGGAACTGAAATTAAAAGATTCGGGATAGTTCCCCCGACTTTTGTTCTCCAAATATTCACTGTTAAGTCATTGGAAATTGCTTTTTTCCAAGCGATTGCATCAGAAACAGATACGGGAGCGCCATCAATTGTGATTGAATTGGCTGTAACGGAAAGAATTAAAGGCTTATGCGTAACATCTGCAACATCAATAAAAAATGCCGTATCACCTGGTTGCATGGTATGCCCTGGCAATACTTGGATGGTGTTAACGTTGAGTTGAACCCCATTGATGATAGCCCCATTTGTGTTCCATCCTGACCCTTGCAAAAGATTCGCATAAGTCACAAGTACATCATCGGTTCCAACAACCAAGGAAGCTGGAAGAGACAATACACCCTCAACAAGCCTGCCAGTGGCGTCTATCTGCTGATAGGTAATATAATAGGTGTGAGCGCCTGGGGTTACTGTTCCAGTTCCTACATTTGTGACTACAACCTGAGGAATTACCCCAGTCGGCATTCCAGCCTTGTAAATCGTCTGACCGTCATATTTTTGAACATCATCGTAGGGGTCTGCGATATAAATGACTTCTTGATACGCTGCAAAAGTAGCATTTTGAAATTCATCGGTATCTAGCATCGCCAGAAGCCCAGCAAAAACAACGGGCACAGTCCGATTGACGGATTCCCAGTAAAACCATGTCAATGTAACGGATTTGCCGTCTGCTATATTAGTTTCTTCCTCAATCTCAATGAAAGCTGCGGGTTTATTGGTTTGACCTGTTGTCGTTACAGTAACTCCAGAAATAGAGGCAATCTGCGTCACAAGCGTAGAAATTAAATAAGGCGATGCAACCCCAAAGCCTTTCCCCATCAATTGATTAAATTGCGTCTGCAAAGTGCTGCGGTAGGAAGCTGTTACCGCTCCAGTTATAGCAGAAAAATTGACGGTGTAGGCTCCAGTGGTATAGTTGATTGAATTTATTCCAGCTCCAACGTCCCCAGTAAATCCACCGTTCGCATCATCTTGAATAGTCAACGTTCCATCCGTCATAACTATCGTACCAGGAGTCAAAGGGAACCCAGGCAAAATGCCTGCATAACTTCCAAATCCAGTTCCAATTGAAACACCAGTAAACGCTGAAAGCTTTTTCATCCTGAAATTGATGGAATCTGTCACCAAGGCAGCTTCGGCAACAACTGCATACGGATCAAAATCGCAATCTGCCGTATCAGATGCTAGGGATTCATCGACGTAGATTTCATAGGTGACATACTCAGATGAAGAAGATCCCGCAAATGAAATCGTCATCGACCCTGTACGTTTTTTGTACATGTTTCCGTCAGAGTGGATGCAAACATCCTGCGTTTCCTGATCGATTTTATTTTCATAAACGCTTGCCCCAAGCCCGCCAATATTGGCCGTCTGCGCTTGATATCCCCGACGCGGAGCAAATGTCCCATCAGGCAACCGCTGCATATTGACGACTTCATCAGCAACGTAGGCAGGTCTTTTAAAAATCGAATCGGTTGAAAATCCTCGTAGCTGATCATAGTCTTTTGTGATGATATGTTTTGTCATCTGATATAACCGCCATTGTATGAGGAATAACTTCTTCCTCTCACCCATCGGACGGGGTAAACGCTCGGTCTGTATCGTCTATAAGCATTAACGAGACGCGAAAGCACTTGTGCCTCTTCAACTGTCTGTTCTTGAGACTCTGTTGTATTGCTTTGAAGTCTCAAAAGTCTCTTAATCACAAATTCAATTAGGAAATCCTCGCACTGAGAATCTAATTCAGAATTTGTAGAGGAGTACTTTCCAGAAACAACATAAATTTGATCTCCAGCCGTCACCGCTGCATTTAAAGCGATTAATTCGTCTGCTGGCATTACATAAGAAGTTAAAGCATTAATCGTCTGAGTAGGAAAATCGTAATTGAATACAGGGATCGCGTTTACTATAGGGATTCCATTTCGATTAACAAGACAGCAATAATCTATTTTATCTAAAACACTCGTCGCATTCACCTCTAAATTCGCGTCCTTTTCACTTTGTGGGATGAAAGTTAAAACAAAAGTGTAGGGAGTTGAAGTGAAAGAAGCTAATCTACCGCGACGGATATCAAGTTTTCGCATCCGCTTTTGATAGTTAACTACAAGCGCGCCATCTTTTGTAATGTTCGGGGTAGGAGAAAGAAGGATCTTCCCATCTCTGATGCAATACATAGTAGGAATATTTATAGGGTAATCTAATCTATCTTGGATCATTCCTTGAAATAAAGTGTTAAACTGATAAGAGGCTGTTCCCCATATAAATCTAACGTCCATAATTCTAATAAACATTTGCACTTCAATCGGAATATCATAAGACATCTGACCCGATACTACATCAATCTCATACTGATCAATGTTTGCGGGGTTATCAATCTCCGTGATCGCCATGTAAAGCTTATCTAGCCCTAAATTGAAAAGGTTGGTGACCACGTTGTCATTCCAACCCTCAGTTAGGCTATATTGCTCTGAGTAGGCGAGGGCTCTTGCCTCTTCAATTAGTTCTTCTAATCTCCTGGTCGCCACCGCTCACCGCCTGCTTTTTTTTCTTGTTTCTCATGTACAAAATGAAATATTTTGGATTTGCTTCTCTCCACTCTTTCAGCTTAAGAAGAAGTTTTTCCCGATTGGTTTCATAGTAGATTTTTCTATATTCTCTATGCTTTTCAGGATTTTTTTCTTTATACGCAAGAGCTCTGGCTCTAAAACACTCCTTGCACCGCGCATGATAAAAATCTCCATTTTTATAAAAATCATCCGTAGTTTTTGCTTTATTGCATCCGTTACATCGCTTTTCGCTTGGCTTTAGACATTTTTTTGGAAATGACTGCGACAGCGAGGTCTTTTCTACGGTTTTTTGGCATCCGTGATCTTGGCATAAGCCCATCTTCGTCTTCTCCTGAGTCTTCGTCCTCATCGTATTCCCCGTATTCACCATCATTGTCATATCCTTCTGCTTCATCTTCGTCTTCGTTTTCTTCGGATTGGTCGTACTCGTTTTCTTCAAATCCTTCTTCATCCTCACCTGCATCTTCGTCGTCATACATAAACGGACTCTTATCGGAAATTTCATCTCCGTCGAACGGCTTTTTCTTCTTGTTCTTCTTCCTCGGCATTATTTCTTCATCCATTTCATCGCCTTTCCCAAAATGCTGCTTTAATAAATCCATCAATTGATTTTTGGCCATTTTTCACCTTCCTAATAGTGATTGTCTGATTCCTGCTGCTAGGTCTTGCATCGCTTTTGCACGTGCTCCCGTCATCTCTGATTGGGTGTGCCTTAGATCTTTTGCCGTATCGTGTTCACGATTCAATGCGTCACTCAAAAGATCAGCGAAAGTTTTTCTCTTCTGCTCTTTCGCTTTTTTCTTTTCTGCTGCTGCTTGTGCCCTGGCTCCCATAAAAGAAGCTCCCCCCTGGGCTGCCTGAGCTGCTGCCATCATTGCAGCAGCTGACATAGATATGGGTTCTGCCATTGTTCCCGTCCTTTAAATTTTTGGAGTTAAAGGAATATTTAATGGAACTTCTATTACGGGTTTTACATCCGCTGTTGTAGCAGGCGCACTATCCACGACATCATCAGCAGTTCCATGTGTATCTGTCATAATCATGCTCAAGGTGCAAGACTGTAAAAGAAATAAAAAACTCAAAACTGATATTACTCGCATTTTACAACTCCTAATTTAGATTCAATTTTTTCTTTATCTAAACCTGACGCTATAACCAACTCATCTAATGCGGTATTAAATAAATCTGGCTTTTCTGCTTTCATCGCAAGAAGCTCTTTAATATTTATCTCAGAGATGAAAACATCACCGCTCTTAGCTTTCTCTTCGACCATTTTTTGAATATCCGTCCAAGTAAACGCTACGCGATGCGATTGGATTCCGATATACTGAGATTCCATCCCTTCGATAGTCAATTTGACTCGATTAAATTCAATTTGGTGATAGAGATGCGGAACACCCTCAGTCATGCAAATATTAATTAATCGCCCACAATTGTGATCAAAATCATAACAAATCTTTTTATCTGGAAATGATTTATTGATCATTTCTTGCAATTCTATTAAGTCCATTAGTCCACCTCGTAAAAACCGTTAATAAAATATGAGCCTGTTGCTGAAACCGCAAATGCTCCTTGAGCGCCTGTAGTCAAATTGTAATTAAAAAAATTCACTACTGTAGAGTTTAACGCGATTCTTGCTTGGGGAATCGTTCCAGCTCCCGACGCAAGAGTGTTCGAAACAACTCCCCATTGCGTCTCTAAAGCCCACTGAAGATTTGCATTTACACCCGTTAAATTTGCAGAAGTGAAAGGGAGCCCAATAGCAGTCAAATTACCAGCTGCTCCAGCTAGCGCATTCCATGAATGCAAAATTGAAATCCACACGCGCTTACCGATTCTTTCAAAACGCGCTACTGAACCATTCGCATTATAAGACGGTGTTCCAGCTGCACCAGATCCGCCGACGTTACAAGCAAAAGTGCCTCTTTGATAGAAGTTCAAGCGATCTTCAGCTGCGGGAGTTGCAGAAAAAGTGAGGCTATTTGCTGAAAAATCCCCATTCAAAAATCCTAATGACATTTATTACCTATTCTTTGATTAGTTAATTTCATGCGACTCACCTTAGTTTGCAGGAATTTTTCCCGCGTCTCTTTTAACTTTTCTAATGGCTTTGCAAAGAGGGCTACAGTATTTTTTAGTTTCAAAAAACGTTCTTTCGACCTCTGTGCCACATTCAACGCATTTAAATTTCCGTTTAGTGCCTTTTCTCTTTCCATTGCTGTGCATTGAGCTTTTACATAAAAAGCAAAACATCTGGCGGTTGTTCTTTTTTTCAAAAGACCCTTTACAAATTTTACAAATAAAATGGCGCATAAAAACCCCTTTAGGTACTGGCTACATTTTTTAATAGATGATACCTTGGAATAATCTATAGGAAAAATATGACACCCAAACAAACGCTCACCATCATCCTTGTAAATCTGATAATTATCGGTCTTCTAGCCACCGTATTTATTGTTTTTGCTATATGAACTCTGTAATTTTCATAAACCCACCGCCACCAGGTAATCCAGCGCTTGCAGCAGCAGATGCCAAAATTGCTTTTCCTGCTCCTCCGCACCCAAATCCAGCAGTTGAGCCAAAATTCACGGCTCGTCCTCCAAAAACTGTTGACCCACCCTGACCAGGAATATTAAGAGCTGCTGCAACTGAAGCAAAACTTGATCCTCCGCCTTCAGCACTCATATTAAACCCACCCGTCGGAGAACCTAATCCCCCAGCTCCCCCGCCAGATGAAACAGAAGTTGCAGAAGGGGCAGCAGATCCATTTCCACCTCCACCACCTGTCGAGGTTAGTAGAGCGCCTAAAGATGTTGCTCCACCAGCAGTTCCAGTTGCACCCGTATTTAAGCCAGCAGCCCCTCCGCCTCCAATAGTAACTGTTTGGGATGCGCCAATTGTTGCAGCACTAAAAACCCCAATGTTATATCCTCCAGCGCCTCCAGCTCCTGACGCATTACATTGTCCAGCAGCCGTTGCAGTCACTCCTCCAGAACCACCCCCTCCAGACACTTGTTCCACAATGCAATATTTCATATTTGCAGTAGGCGTATAAGTCCCAGAAGCAGTGAAATATTGGATGTTTACAGTTGTGAATCCACTACTAGTCGGAGCTGCCCAAGTCCCGTCTCCTCTCCAAAAAGTTGAAGAAGAAGCCGATGTTCCGCTATTTAAATTCGCAACAGGAAGATTTCCAGTCACTCCATCCGCTAAATTAACTTGTGCCCAAGCGGGGTTATTGGTCGTTCCAGTATTGGATAAATACCTAGTTGCGGTTGTGTTTTTTGCAAGCTTCGATAAAGTATTGGCTGCTGACGCATAAAGGATATCGCCCTGTGCATATGTGGTTTGATTAGTACCACCATGAGTTTCATCAATTGCCGTACCATTCCAGACTCCAGTCGTGATTGTCCCTAGAGTTGTCAGCGACGTTTGCCCTACATAAGTTGCTGCAATATCAATGACAGGAGTTGCGCCACCTGTTGAAGTGACCCTATTTGTTGTCCCCGATACTGAAGTCACTGTTCCCGATGTTGCGGGAGCAGCCCATGTCGGAACACCTCCTGCCAATGTCAGAACGTTTGTGTTTGATCCAGCTGTCAGCTTTGATAATGTATTAACTCCAGAGGCGTATAGAATGTCCCCAACCGCATAAGTTGTTTGACTTGTCCCGCCTTTAGTCGCTGCGATAGCCGTCCCGCTCCACACTCCTGTCGTAACAGTGCCAAGAGTTGTGATTGACGTTTGACCTACATAGTTGACCGAAATATCAATAACAGGAGTTGCGCCACCTGTTGAAGTGACCCTATTGGTTGTCCCCGACACTGAAGTCACTGTTCCCGATGTTGCGGGAGCAGCCCATGTCGGAACACCTCCTGCCAATGTCAGAATATTTGTGTTTGATCCAGCTGCCAGCTTTGATAATGTATTAACTCCAGAGGCGTATAGAATGTCCCCAACCGCATAAGTTGTTTGGTTTGTTCCACCTTTAGTCTCGACGATAGCCGTCCCGCTCCATACACCTGTAGTGATTGTCCCAAGCGTTGTAATGGACGTTTGTCCCACATAGTTGACGGAAATATCAATGACGGGAGTTGCGCCACCTGTTGAAGTGATTCTGTTTGTTGTCCCAGAAACGCTTGTCACTGTTCCAGTAGAGGATGCAACCCATGAAGGAGCTCCCCCTGTTGTAGCGCCCAAAACCTGACCCGTCACGCCATTTGCAAGCCAAGAAGGAACCCCTGTTCCACTTGAAATCAAAACCCCAAAATTTCCAGCAGTTATAGCTCCCACTGTATTATTGGCAGATGAATATAAAATTTGGTTGATGGTGGTACTAGATGGATAAGTAGCCGTACTATAAGACGGATCTGAGGACGCGCCATTGGATTGAAATATTTGACCCGTTGATCCAACGGCCGAAGCTACAAAAGCACTTGCTCCTTTAGCGATTAAAACCCCGTGATCTGTCAATCCTGATAATGTTCCAATAGCTGCAAAAGTAGGCGAAGAAAGATTTCCTGTGCCGATTAATGTTCTTCCTGCGGGAGCCGTTCCAACGTTAGCCATTATTACTCCTAAAATGTTTCGTATGTAGTGCCATTAAACAACATTTCCAACGATTCGTAGTTGTCGGTAAATGTCACTGTAGTGGCTCCATCAATCGTGACAGCCCCACCAACCGTAGTAATATTAATTGGATTTGTTCCCGCGATCCCAACTCTATCCTTAACAATCAACTCCCTTTTGCTCGTTGTTGTATTAGGAAGTCGAATCGTGATAGCACCAGCTGTCGCATCACAAGATAGAAAATAATCCGTCGCTAAAACGGTATAGGGAGACATAGCTGTTGTCACATTCGTGTAAGCTAGCCCGATCACTTGAGTAGGAAGTGTAACAACCCCCTTTTGCAAAGTTGTGGCATCAGCTACAGTGATTTCTTCTGTGTACGTTCCAGGAGTGCCATTTACAGAAACCCCTTGAGCTCCGTCCCCTACAAGATTAACAGTAAATGTAACTGGGTTTGCACCGACAGCGCCCCCTGTATCCCCTTGAAAAAATTGAACGTCTGGAGTCCCAGGCGATGAACTAGAATCTAAAAGTGTGACGTTGCTCATACGTATTCAACCTCCACCCAAAAATCGCCCGCTGGAGCCCCAGGAGCTGCGACCCATTTTAAATAGTATTGGACTCCGTACCCTTCCACTGCATCATCAGTTTTATAATCTAAAATCCGCGCGCTCATGGCAGGAAATCTCTTCTCATTTCTTGAGAGATCTTTAGTAAGGTAAACATCCCCATTTGTCATATTGTGAATGGTAATGACATAAGCCCTATGCTCTAGGGGAGTACCCAGTGCAGCATAGGACGTTGTGATGCTAGCTGAGGCAACTTCTCTAATTGCTTCATTTTTTATATAATTTCCACTATTAGACATAGTTGCCCCCCTATTAGGTCACATATTGTTTTGTTCTAAACTCGATGACATAGACATAAAAGTCCTGGTCAGCAAGTGTCGCTGTATCGTCATCCCGCTCCGTACCAGTCAACGTAAAGCCCGTCACAAAATCCCCGTCAAGGGTTGGAGTGACAAGAGCAGATCCGTTGGCTGTTAAAGGCTGAACAAAAATATAAGCGTCAACCATCGATGCTTTGAATAGCACCGTTTGAACGTTTGCAGCGTCTTTGATGTCCGCGAGCATTTTCCCGCGTCCATCTAGTCCAGCACTTGCAAAAGCCGTTGTGACTGCTGACCCGTCAATCTTAAAGACGTGTAGCATCGACCCGCCCTGATCAAAAAAAACAGGAAATGAGTTCTTTGACATATCTTCCCCCTTATGAAGTCGCTAAGTTGTTGATAACGCCTAGGAAGGTTGGAGGTATGTACAGATTTCCATAAGTGCTATAGAACATTGCAAAGCTGTCTAATGGAGTTCCTGAAACTTGCATTGGAAAGAAGATTGAATCCCCGTTCTCAATGAATCCACCGCACTGTTCACCGTTTGCAACTGTATCTGGACGCAATTCTAGAGAAACCTTGTTTCTGTTTATCGCGTAAACTCTGTCTTCTTCCATCCATGGTGACCAGTGGATGCGGATGATACGACCGTTTAGTTTGATAGCAGCAACTTGGCTTCCTGCTTCTCTATCGGGAGCTGATGTCGGCTCTACATAGATGATCGATTTTTGATCTTCTGAGTTTTCAAACAACTTAAGAGCTGTTGCAGAGAAGATATAATCAGTCGGCAAAACTCCACGAGTCTGAAATCTCATTTTTTGATCGAGATCACGGAAAAGAGCAAGGTTTGGAGCAGATCCTAGAGCATCGATTCTTGACGCTTCCCATCTGTAACCAACTGGAACGCCATAAAGGGAACCAGAAGTTGCATCTGCAACGCCTTTTAGCCCCATCATTTCCTGGTCTTTTGACTTTTGCTTGTAGATATTTTGAGCTGCAAGAGGAACGTCTGCACCATTTTGTCTGATGACTCGGATCACTCTTGTTGTCAAATTGATATCTGTAATCAAAAATAGTGAAGTACCGCTTGCAATGTTTAGTAAGTCTTTTAGAATCCAGTTAGCTTCGATAAACGTAGCTGCTGTGATCAAAAGGCTATAATCGCCAGGAGCGTTTGTTGTGACTGTTTGAATCACACCCAAAGAGCCTGTTCCGTCTCCAAAATACTGACGTGCAATCTGTCCAGAAAATGACTCTTTAAGAATTTGCATAGAGAGTTCTGTTGCATCTTCAAATGCCCCTAAATTCGTTCCCGCTCTTCGAGCTGCTTTCATAGATTGATTATCTAAAACAGTCGTAGAGTAGATCGATTTAGCGTAAAGCTCTGGCTGAATGATCGAAGCTGTTGAGCTTGCAGGGAGCGAGCCAGAAGATTGACCGCCACCGTAATCTTGCAATTGAGCCATTACTAATTTATTACCGTTAAATTTCGTATTCTTGCGAATAGTTCCAATTAACTGTCTGTTATCCCATCCCGCTGCATCGACTTCAAATCCACCGTAACTTGTTTGGTATAGATTCGATAAGTCAGCAATGCTTAATTGTTGTACAACTGAGCTCATGATTTACCTATTTCTTTTGTAATTGTTGTTTCTTCTTATTTTCGATCTGGTGCTTAAGTGCTTGAAACGGTGTCATTCTTGAGTAATCAGGATTTGAGCTTGTTGTTTTGCCCCTTGATCCAGATATCCACGGCCTTTGTTTTTTAGAAAGGCGCTCTGATGCCTGTGTTTTTTGCACCGAACCCAGCACACCTTTTGCGACATCTTCAAGATCCCGCTCATCAAAATCTGGGTTCTGTTTTAAGAGATTCGACAACTCAAAGACTAGGGGATCACGAGGGGATATGCCAGAATCATACTTTCGCAAGGCTTCGTGAGAAGCTTTTTGCATTTCGATTTCTTCGGCTAAATCCCCAATCCTTGCGATGAGGTCTTCCTCGTTTTTGACTGTTGCAGCTAGTACGGGATTGCTCAGTATTTGTTGTCCGAATTTGAAAATTTTCTCATCGGGTAAACCTGTCTCTTCGATTAGCTCCTGCTTTAATTTCGCAAGATTCTGCATTTGCTCGGCCTCAGTCACACGGCCATTGGCCTCTTTCAATTCTTTTTCAAGCAAGTAGGCTTTTCTGGCATTCGGATCCATTTGGGCTACTGATTGCGCTTGTTTTCCTAGGCTTGCTATAAATTCATCAAAATTAGCTTCAGGATCGACCGCTTGAACGGATTTAAAGACTTTCTTTAAAGCGTTAAACGGATCTTCCTTGTAGGACTTACTAAATTCTTTATATGGATCGAGAAGGCTCTTTTTCTCTTCTGCAATCTGTCGCATTCTATTTCTAACTGCTATCCCGCCCGCTGCTGCATCTCGCATTTGCTTCATAGTCATTTTGACAGGGCGTTTATCTGCTAAAAATTCAAATTCCGCATCTTCATCTATTTCAAAGTTTTCTTCGCCTTTGGTGAAACGGAAAGTTTTCCCTTTTCTTTGATTTTCATCTTGAGATCGGGTAGATCTTTCGTCTCCATCTTGCCGAATGTCTTCGTTAGTTTGGCCTTGGCGGTTTGTACTCTCTTGGTTTTTAGAGTCATTTTCTTTGTCTGCCTGTTTTTCTAGTATTTGTTGATTTAGCGATTCATAGGCCGTCATATTTTCTGTCATTCCAAATTTCCTATACGGGGCTAAGTTGGTTTATTTCGTTCATTTGCTCTTGAGGGATTTCCTGTTGGGATCCCTCATCTTGATTAAATGGTGGAGTTTCCATATCTTCTGTCGGGACAGAGTTTACATCTGGAACCCCACCAAGCTCTTCGCCTTCCATGGGAGGCATAATTTGTTTCGGCTCATTTGTCGGAGTAGCTGTATAAAACATCGGAAATTGCCGAAGATTAGCTAATCTGGCAGCGAATGTCTGGCTCTCCGAGGCTTGCTCAAACATCAATTTTTCCGTGGCTGTCACATGACGCTCAAAAATCTCTTGTACTTCTGGAGGAGCTAACTTGAATTCCTGCCCTTGCATTGGAATTCTATGCGAATCCCAGTGAGTGATAAGATCCTCATATCTCGCTGGAGCAAGAACGGGCACACCTGAAAGCATGTCCTCGTTTTCAGCTTCAGCCGAATTGACGGCTGTAGTAATTGCATTTTCAAATTTATCTGAATCAGAAAGGCCAAGCATGTCGATAAAAGTCTCATCCTGCATAAGTCCTGGAAACTCACGCTTAATCGTCATCATGAGCTGAGTCCTTGCAGCCTTAGAATTTGCAAGGTTACCTGTTGTCGTGATCTTGATATCGTATGAGCGATTGAGGTTATCAGGATCAAAAAATCGAAGGCTGAATTTGTTATTCTTCCCAACAATTTTAATTAATCGCCCGTCATCCTCATCGTAATTATCCCGTCCTAGGGAAATCAAAATTCTGTAAAGATGCTCAATGCACTTGATATGCTGTTTGATATCTGGAGCTGCAAGCTGCACACGCTGATCTTCAAAATGCTGGAGAGCAATAAAGCTATCTAGCTGAGAGTTTGGAGTCTGACCCCGAACCGTCGGCATCTGCATCCCAAGCTCAATAATGTTTTGCTTGAGATCTTCACGAAATTTAAAAATCGAGGAGTTATTTGTAATGGGAGTCTCAATGGACGGCTTGTGATTGCCTTTCCATTCCATCACGACAATACCAAGTTCCATCCGTTGCGCATCGACCCCTGATGTCTCGTGAATAAAAATCTTGGGAGATTCAGCTTCCAAGTTTCCATAAATCTGATTTGTCAAACGGTTATAGCCATTGACAGCTGGGCGCAAGTTTCTAAAAAGGATTGGAAATCCTCTAGACCCGATTCCAAGCTCCAGATCTTTAAAAAAGACTAAAGGAAGTGTTTTGGTTTCGACTAGAGACGGCATACTTTTTGCAAGAGTTTCATCCAATAAAATTTCATTTTCCGTGCATATAATCTTAGCTCCATCTTCTAAGAATTCATGGCTCTTATGGAAAAAATAAAAAACTTTAGTATGGTTTGAACTGCCCTTTATCGTATTTGAACCCGCGTCATATTTTTGAGATTGCGAGTTTGGAGTCTCAACAAATTGAACGCCTTTGTATTTCTTTTTTAAATACTCGGTTTCTTCATACTCGATATAATAAAACCAGTTTGAATCCTCAAACCTTTGCTTTGGATCAATCCCGACATCAAACGGCATCGGATTCTTGAGGTCGATATCTCCCTGTCTGAGATGCTTCCGCACTTTGACAGTCTGACCGAGTTCATCTACAACTTCATTTCCGTCTTCGTCGACATAATCTAACTCCTCACCCGAAAATTTCTTTGCATCGGGTAAGATGTCGCCCTTTTCTGGATCCCAAATTGGTACAACAAAAGCCTCACCAAAGATTTTTTGCTGGATGCTCCACTTGATTCTCTGGATATCGGTATCCAGATCGTAGTTCATCGATGCAAGCCAATCTTTTGTAATTTTGGCAGAGATCTTATCTTTGTAATCTTCATTGTTCGGTAAAACTTGCGGAACCAATTCGTTTGAAACAATCAACGAAACCTGATCCATCACCACCCGATAAAACTCATTAATGATGATGCTATCGGGAGCGTTGTTTAACATGCCTTGCTGAACAAAAGAAGCGACATAAGGGGAGGTGAAATTTGGAGAAACAAATGTATTTAAAAATGCAGCTAGATTGTTTTTCTGTTCTGTAAAAAGTGGCTGATAATAATCATTTAGTTTCGTATCGGCTTCTCTAATCCAATCTAAAACATCCTGTGGTGATTTTCTATCTAAACAGTAAAAAGGGCGAATATAAGGAATTTCTCGACCGCGAAGGAGTTTTTGAGCGCTGTCATTGATCATTCGTCAGAATCCTTGGATTTTGCTCCGAAAGCTTTTTGAATATTTTTAAATCGCTCTTCTTTTTCTCTTTTCTTAATTTCAGCTATTTTTTCGGCATCCTGAACTAAATTTGAGAAGTCAGATTTCAATGCCAGCTCTGACAAATGGAGTAGTAAATCCGTTCTAATTTGATTAAGCTGGTTTTCAATTTTTACGCTATGACTTAAGAAATCCTCTCTATTGCACTTCATCGTTCCTTCGATTAAATCAATCTGCATTGACTTTCGATAAACGATACTTTTGATATTTTCTTGATTTTCTAAAATTTCAGAAAATGTCGGAAACATTGCATAGTGAGCATATAGCGTAACCAGCATAAGCAAACAAACGGCTGTTAAAAATATTTCCATTATGTTACTTCTGATATAAAATAATTTATTTCCAACGTATACCATTTTCCATCAATCGACAAAAGCAAAATTTAAAATGAATTTTTACAAGAAGCTTCCTGAAAAGAAAAAAGCATCACTGGTCACAAAATTAGGCGAGAAAAAATGCAGTTTTGACAGTCCAAAATTCTATGAAGATTTTTTGAAAGACTGGAACACTTTGCGTGAAAGACACGAAGGTCAAAAGGAAATTTTGGCGGCATTTTTCGATAGAAATTGCAAAGCGCTGTTTGTCCGAGTCGGCAGAAAAGGCGCTAAAACTGCAACTAATATCGAAATCGCTTGGCGGTATAGTTGCTTAATGCCCAAAGCTACAACATACATCTGTCTTCCAACAATCACGCAAGCCATCGAAGTCTATTGGGATGAACGCAGATTGCAACAATGCGACATTGCCGATCCCTGGATGGAAGACAAATACATCTCCCACATCAACAACAATACCCACACGATAACGTTTGTAAACGGATCAAAAATCAAGCTATGCGGGACCTGGAGCGAAGCGCGTGGTCGCGGAACCCAGCCCGATTTAATGATTGTCGATGAAGTGCAAGATGCGTCCGCTGATTATCTCGATGCCGTTGAGCCCAATCTAGCAGCAAAACCAGATGCCCGTTTAGTCATGAGCGGAACGCCTCCAAGGAAAAAAAATCACTATCACGTTTGGGAAACTCGAATCAGCAAAAACCCCGACGGATTTAATGCAAAATATTCCTCCTACATCAACACCGCACTCCCCCACTTAAAAGGCTGGCTTGATAATAAAAAAATCGAGCTTATCGAAGCTGGAAAAGAAGATGTTTGGCTGCGTGAATACATGGCCGAAGACTCATTCCGCTCTGATGATCGCGTACTCCCCGATGTTCAAATAAAAGATTTTGATGAATTGATCCAGTTTTTAAAATCTGTCGATGCAACCGTTTATCAGCCAATCTTTGCCCTAGTCGTTACCGAGCATCACATCACCGCATCGTACAATCTCATGATTCACTCAAAATACACAGGATCAAAAATCTACACTATGGAAGCAACGCATAACAATCGCATTTGGGATAGGAGCTATTGCAATTTGTATGATGACATGAAATTAAAAATGAGTGAATATTCCAGAATCTTTCCAAAAGCTTGGAGACAGATCGTTTACGATGAAACAGAATCGTTTACGGATGTTATTTCAGGCATCGGACAATCACGGAAAGATTTAAAATGGACTAAACGCGGAATTCCATTGATGAAAGAAATGATTTTGAGTGGAAAACTAACCTTTTCGACCAAAGCAGCCCAAATAGGAGTAGAGTGTCAAAATCTTTTGAAAGAAGATGACATACGCGACTACCCCACTATTTGCACAATGGCCATGCTCGTAAATGAATATTATCAGCCTCCCAATCTAAACAGATTAGAGCAAGAGCACTGGGATAAATTTGCTGCATTACGCGAAGCGGGAATTATCACTCCACCAATGAAAAAACGTGGGTTGAGAATTTATGGAAGATAGAACAAAATCCTTGAAATCAAAGGTTTTACAATCTATCGTAGAAATAACAAAGCCCCTGAAGAATTGCTTCCTCAGAGGCTTGGTGAACTTGAATTACTTGAACAAACTATCACTCAAAAAACCACACATGTTTCGTCGACATGTTGTGAGAGTAAAAGACCTTGATCTTTACATGTTATCCGACATGAAAAGATTCAATCAAGCTCTTTTTACTCAGAAATTAAATTGCGACCTGACCGTCGCCTCTTAAGAAGCAAAGAGCCCCATGCTTCATTGAGATCCTGAGAAAAAAAGCTTGTTAGCGATAAAAAAATATCTAATCACTAGAGAGATTTCTTTGTTATCGTCTAAGCATTATATATGTAAATCCCATTTATTTACACAAGCTTTTTCAAAAGATCTCCTCATTTCTGAGGGAAAAATATGTCTTCCATACTATCATTTTTAAACTCTGATAATTATAGAGTTTACAATGTCCTATTAGCTAGAAAGCTTGGATCAGTCAATGCTGCGATCATGCTTAGTGAAATCGTTCAACGTTATGAATATCATAAAAATAAAAACGAGCTAGAAGTTTTAAAAAATCATGAGGGTGATTGGTTTTATTACACAATCGATTTATGCGAAGAAAGAACTGGATTAACTAGAGATCAACAAGACCCTGCAATTAATATACTAATTAAAATGGGTCTTATAAAAAAGATTATATCAGGCGTTCCACCAAAAAGATTTTTTCAAATAGATGAAAAGAAAATACTTGAAAATCTTCTGGATTCAAAAAATGTTTCCAATTTGCGGAAAATCCACAAATTGAATTGTGGAAAATCCACAAATCAAAATGAGGAAAATCCACAAAACAATAAAGAGAACAGAGAAAGAACATTCTCTGCTAGGACAGAGAGAACAGAGAACAGAGAAGGAGTAGATGAACCTTGTGAAGTCTCTGATCTCGCTGATGTCCCTGTTTCGTCTCTGCCCTCCCCAAAAGGGGAGAAGCTAGCACAAGGGCAAGGGCTTAGGAAGAGAGACAAGCGCGATTGGGCTCTCAGGCTTGCAAAAGAGGAGCGTGAATTTCATGAAGTTGTAATCGCATGGGTTGCGCCAAACGGAGAGTCGTTGGAATCGGAATTTATCACGGCTCAGTTGAAACTTCATGGATTGGAAAAGTGTCAGCAAGCCTTTGATTTCTGCCTATACACGATTGAAAAAACTGGAATTAAGAAAACGTTTGGTGGAATGTTCCGCAACGCGGTAAAGCATGGATACCAAGCTCCTGATGAGAATTTCAAAGAAAACAAGAGATTAGCTGCTATAGCCAAAAAGGCTTCAAGTGAGTTTGTTATCACTCAAAAATACATCTCTCTCCCGAAAATGTCATGGGATTTGCCCTACTCCATGCCTACTGAAGAATTTAAAAAAGAAGTCCTAAAAAAAATGAAATACCTCAAAGGAATTGTTGAATGAGCGAAAAACTACGAGTAACTTTTCTTAAAACTTTCAAGGAAGATAGCCCTATTGTGGCGACCCTTGGCATCCACATCCTGAGCATGGACATGTTCCTCTCAAAGCTGAAACTCATTCGCAAAAAGGACGGAACTTTTTACGTTGCCCCTCCTAGCGATAAGTATCAAGACCCTCAAACGGGAAAAGACGTTTATGGGAATTTCTTTTGGTTTGGGGAGAAGAGTTCGACATTCTTCCAGGAAGAGGCTTTAAAGGCCATAAACGCGTATTGCACGAGCAAAGGGATTACGAACCCGACTTCAGAGCCTTACAGGGCAAAAGAATACGCTTCTGAGCCCATCCGTTCGATGGATCAATGCCAACCTGATGATGGGCTTCCGTTTTAAATGCCGATAAAACAAACAGAAAGGCGTATAGGAGCCTTTAAAATGTATTTTGTGAATGGAAAGACCTGAATGAAATTTTATAGGCTTAAAACGGCTTTAAATGAGTTTTGGGTTGTTTCGGGAAAGTTATTGACATTTCCACACACAAGGAATAAGATATTTTCTTATTATGGCAAGAAAGAAAACAATCAAAGACCCGCGAGCCCTGACCGTGGTAGTTTCAAAAACTTTTCATGCGCATCTTGAAAAAGTTGTGATTAGACTATCAAGCCAAGCAGGGAAAGTGCTGAATTTAAGCGAGGTTGTAAGATCTCTTTTAGAAGAAGCCTTTCCCATGCCAAAAACTATGGATATGTTCGATAAGGAATTAAAATGAATCCAGAAATTAAGCAAGAAGAACTTATAAAAGCAGAAGTAAGTTTTTATTTAACCGATGGTTGTTGCCATGTTAATTCCATTACGACAACAAAATCAGGAATAATAAATTTGGAAAATTCTTTATTGGAAAATTTCAATAAACAAGACGGAGCTCTTTTGATAAAAGGAAGTCCAGAAAATGCAGATGATTTTTATTTAATTCCACCAAGATCGATAATTGCGATTACTTTTAAAGTTAAACCAAAAAACAATATAGCAGATATTTTGATTTAAACAGAGGGGGAACTCCCCTCTGAATATTCATCTAGACATACTAAAAAATTAACGAACTAGGCCACACTCCCATTCTAAAAGTCGAATACCTGCTGTAGCATCCGCGGTTTCAGTTATGGTGTCTGTTGGTTGAGAAACTCCAAGCGTTGTTACGATTGAAGTTACCGTATTTACACCTGGATCAAAAACCACAGTGATTTGACGAGCTCCTGTTACAGTTGCAGAAGTCACAACTGGGTTTGTTGCGATCATAGCAGCAACCGCTGCAATAGTCGTGGCTTGATCCACGCTGAAAACAACGGGTGTCATTGCAGCGCCATTTATGGTTGCAACAATGCTATTACTCGCAACAAAATCAATATTGAAATTGTTAACGCTTGTAACAACCGCAGCAGCATTTGCATGAAGAAAATAAAGGAATGGAACGACTGTTAAACCATCCGTAAACGTATAGTTTGCGACAATTGTCGGCTCACTTCCATTGACTGAATAAGTAACAACCCCGTCTGCATCAACTATAACCTCAAGATCCTTAGTGTCTCCATTAGCCCAGTTATCGGTCGTATCTGTCGTAACAGTAGCCGCACCTCCGACTATAGTTTCAATTTTAATATCACCAGAGATGATGTTTAAAACTGCCATGTCCGCATAGTCATCGACGTTTGCTTGAAAGGCTTCTGCTTTACGAAAACCTATCGCGCAATCATCTGTGTTGGCAACAACGCCAAGTTTTAACCGTGTTCGCAAAAAGAAAGCTGGAGAGCTTCCTACTTGGAAAGCGTTTGGATTATTGCTCAAAATCCCCGCGCAAAGCTCAATTCCCTCGTTGTTTGAAGGATCCATTTCTAAACTAAGGGCAGATAGTCCAGCTGATAGCTCGACTGTTTGAGGCGCTGTTATTGTTTGCCCAGCGCCTAAAATAGAGTATTCAAAATTACTATTTTTCGTAGCTAGAGTATTAATAGCTCCTGTCGTTCCGCTTGAAGCGCCCCCAGCTTTCAAAGAAGCTGTAGGGTTTTGAGCGAAATTATCAAAAGTGTATTGATCGTCCCATACTACGCGAGGAATTGAATTCGAGTATTGGTATCGAGTTATCTTGTTTGGATTCACAGGCATTGAGAGTCTCCTTTTATAGTTGGTATCCGCATTCCCACTGCATAAGAGGAACCGCTCCTGCTATGTCTGTATCTTGCAAGAAGTAGAAAAATGGCATGACGACAGCGCCATCTGCAAATGTGTAAGCTGCTGTGACTGTCGGAGCCACTCCATCGATTGTGTAGGTTACTACCCCCGTATCGGAGACGTAAATCACAAGCTCATGAGTTTCCGTATCAGCCCAATTATTTGTTGTGTCTGTTGTGACTGTTGCAGCATTTGCAAGAATCGTTTCGATTTTGATATCGCCTGAAATGACATTTAAAACTGCCATGTCATTGTAATCATCGATGTTTGCTTGGTTGGCTTCTACTTTTCTAAAACCCACCGCGCAGTCATCTGTTCCTGAAACGTCCGCAATGCTAAATCTAGCTCTGAGGAAGAATGCAGCATCAGTTCCCACGATAAACGCTGGAATCTGAGACGAGAAGATACCATGATTTAACTCAAGACCATCATTTGCCGTCTGATCCATTGATCCAAGATCAAGACCTAATGCGCTGATGACTGGGGCTGTAATAGTTTGAGTTCCTAAAATATCGTATTCAAATGCAGTAGTTGGAAGAATGAGAACGTTTCTATTTCCCGCAGTTCCACCTGCTGCACCACCGCCAACTTTAGAAGTGGCTCCGTTATTTTGAAAATCTTCAAATATATATTTGTTGTCCCATACTCTACGATTGATAGATTGAGAATATTGATATTTAGCAATTTTGTCTGGGGATACTGGCATGATGCTCCTTAAAATATTAGAGTTCCAAAAATAACTGCCCCACGACAAAAGAATGAAATTAGCTTCCGTAGGTGTTGATTCGGCCTTCTTTTGCTCCTGGACTCATTTTATTAGAGCCATACTTTTTTTCTCCTGGCTGGCTAATTTCATTTTTGCCCTTTTCTTTTTCCATCGTACTATGCGCACTTTTTGGCATAGGAGTGCCCTTAACAGGCTTGTGAGAATTTTGACCCATATTTACCTACTAAATTTTTTGATTTTCTGCCCCGACTATAAAAATAATTCTTCATAGCAACCTCTTAGGTTTTCCTGAATCTACGGAAACTATTATTTTTGCGAAAGTGTTTTTTTTAGAAAATGGTATTTACTGTAAACCATCATACTTTGAAAGATCTAACAGAAATTTTTTGTCGAGATTTTCAGACTTTATCATCTCGTTGCATTTTTCAGTGTTCATCTTAAAATAGTCAATCTTGCTAGTTGCAACAGGTAGTAGATTAGCGTTTTTCCTTAACTGGTACATTTTCTCAACATTACAGATAAACGGTCTATTCTCATAAACAGAACATTTATTGTCTTTTAGATAGATACACGACCCGTCAGGATTGCTTGGCATGACCCCTGTTTTTCCAGCCATTCGACAACATGCGCCACATTGAGAGCATTGGAATTTCATTCTGTAAATTTCTTCATTAAACAAACTAACATCAAAGAGCTTAATAACATTAACGCTAAAATAACTGACAAAAAGGCAAACATCATTTGTAAAACTCTTTAAATTTTTTCGTTAAGGTCTCTTCAGTGTTTGGGAATTTCATTTTGCATGCGCCACATTTAACGCGAAGTTTAAGTCCTTCCATTCCGTTTGTCGGTGTCTCATACTTAATTTTAACGATGGGGAAACTACTAAAAAAATGCTTACACGCTTCATCATGTTCTAAAGCGATCTCCTTAGCTTTCCATTCCCAATAATGAGAACGTCCGTATCCAGTTCCGTCTTGAGGTATCATTTATTTACTCCCCGTTTTATTTTGCTCTTTGCAATCAGTGCAAATGTATTTAGTGAGTCTTTGATATTTCAAATATTCTGAAATGTAATAACTAGCTCTATAGTCCTTGTCTAGTGTTCCGCATTTACAAAAAGAGAGCTTATCATCGTGTCCGTGGCTAGTCGTGATTCTATACGGCATAAGCTCTCCATTTTAACAAAAGATTTAAGAATCTTCTTCCTCATCTATTTTATTATTTTTCCAATATACCCGACTCTCCCCTTTTGTTGTACATTCATCACAAACCCATTTTAAAACAATGTAGTAATCCTTTTTTTCATCATCCCAATGTATGTCTTCATCCCAATGGGAATTTTTCTTTTGATGGAGAAGAATGCAGTTAAAATGCTTTTGAGTTTCTTCTGATATTGATGTCATTTTATCCTTATGGTATGCTGGTAAGCTGGCTTACTGTTAAGTCAGCCCACCTTCTGTTATAACCTTTACTTCCTATTATTTTTGTCTTGTTCAAAAGCAGGGTTTAAAACCAACTCTTCCAATACAAGGCTAGCTCCAAAAGTGCAAACTGCCTCACCAACTGCCATACTTACGGGAATAGGAATAAACATCAAAAACGCTCCTACGCAGCAGCAAGTTACTCCAAGAGCCATAGGTAAAGAGAGGACAATCTCAGGCTTATCATCTTTATGTTTAGCTTCAAAAGCCATCTGCTCAAGATCTGCATCATATATAATTCCCATCTCTATGCAATCAGCCATAAATTGAATTTTATGATTATGTTTAGATTCCTTTTTCTTAAACATCTTCTTAACGGCAGATAATTGATCTTTGCTGAGTTTATGACCTTTTTGCTTTAGCTGACTTTGCATGTTGTCAAGAATCGAATCAATTGAGATTTTTTTTCCTATTGAAAGTTCGGCCTCATCTTTTATGTCGAGCATGCACTCAATGAGTTTATCTACGTTTTTTGCTTCCTTGTACTTTTCCATTTTATCAATAAGCTTCTTAATGCGCACTCCCTGCAAAGCAAGATTAAGAACGTTTGCTGAATAACCTTCATATTGTGATGAATGGGCTGGAATAGCTATTGACGAGGAAGCAAAAGCAATAAATGTGCTAAATAAAAAAACATTATTAGCTGAAAAAGAACGAAAAATAGGGTGCATTGAAAATTCCTTTTAGTTTTAGGGGGATATGTAATTTGTAAAAAATCTATAAAATAAAATATTCGGTTACTAATAAAATAGGACGACATTAAGCATAGACAAAACAATAGAATATAAATTACGAATGGATTCATATAACTAATTTTTTGTTGGGATTTGTGGGGCAGGCATCCAATAAGTTACTGTTATAGCGTATGGATTAGGAGTAAATGACACCTTATTTAATCCCCCGCACATAAAACAGTTTTCCCATCCACCCACTTCATAGGAGTTGGAGTCATGATTCCAGTAGGCAACAAAAACTTTTTCATTGTCAGTTCCGATAAATGGAGCTTTATTTAGAGGTTTTTTATCTTTAGCGTTTATCCAATCATTCATTTAATTTTCCTTTTTTATTGGAGGTATTGGAGCGGGCATCCAATAAAAAATATTTTCTTCTGTGCATTCATATTCTCCATTTGATTCAAAAAAACTTGGTTCTCCATATATTCCATCTTCTATAAATTTGACTATTTTTGGGAATTCATCGAATTCAGTAATAACTATAATAGGATATTCCTTAGAGGGGGAGGATTGCCTAGCACATGTCCATCTACTCCACCCATATTCTTCAGGTTTATAATATGGAACTCCTAACTCAAACCAATATCTATTTCCCACCTTCCCATTTGAAAGATCAAAGTTTTGTTGTTCATTAAGAGTGAGCATTTTTGGATTTATTTCATGACCTTCTTTATAATGTTGAGCTAAATAAGCTTTGCACCAATCACTTAGAATTTTATGATGGTTTTCTCTTACCTCTTTTGCAATTTCGTGAGCAAAATTATCATTCATTTTAATTTCCTTCAAAATCTGAATATGGAGTAATTACAGGATCTAATATATTTTTTTCTTTGATTACTTTTTGAATGTCTTCTTTTTTTCTAACCAAAATATCCCCTATAGGGAATCCAAATTCAGAGTCTTTTCCACGTTTACTCTGCACCACAGACCAGTCTTTCATTTCAGAGTTCATAGTTTTTATCTTCTTTCCATAGAAGCTCTATAGCTTTTGTGATAAGAGCTGATTTATCAATCTTTTGATTCCTCATCAGAGCCTTTGCGTAGACTTCATTTAATTTAGACTCTGATTCAGCAGGAATATAAAAAGTCATTTTCTTCTTGCTGGCAAGCTGTTTTACTGGCTTACTGTCTTGCTGGCTTACCGCCTCATCAACTTTGGCTAGTTTCTTTTGGATAGACTCCCCTGTTTTTTTTATTCTATTCATTTTGTTCTTCCTAATAGTTCATGCGCTAGACTCATGTAAGCCTCAGCCCCTTTACATGCTGGATCATAGTCAAATATGGATTGACCATTTGCTTGAGACTCTTGCAATTTCACATTTGGAGGAATTTTTGAATCAAATATTTTAACACCGAATTGCTTAGTGATTTCCTCATCGATCTCACGAGATATTAAAGTCCTGCGATCATAAAAAGTTAGAACAACGCCTAGAATATTAATCTCATGGTTGTTGACGTAGCAGACTTCCTTGTTAATGAAAGAAAGAGTTTCAAGAAAGCTGTCTACCCCTTCTAAAGAAAAGTATTGAAGCTGGAAAGGAAGAATAACATGATCTGCTGCAACAAAAGCGTTTACCGTAAGCGTGCCAAACGATGGAAGACAATCAATAAATATATAGTCATACGCGTGATAAGATTTTCCTCTTTTTAACGTACGTGAAAGAGCTGAAAGTTTCTTCCTAAGCTTAAATTCTTTTGCTCCAGTCATGGATAGGTTCATTTCCGCTACAGCAAGTTTAAGGTTGCTAGGAACTAAATAAAGATTTTTAACGCCTGTATCATAAGTTACTTGATGTATATCCACTGAATCTGATCCAAGAAGATTGGCTATAGTAAGTTGATCACCAACCTCAAACCCCAATCCTCTGGTTGAATTTCCCTGTGGATCCATATCTATAAGAAGCACGCTCTTCCCAAGTTTTGCAAGAGCAGCTGATAAATTTATTGCGGTAGTTGTTTTGCCAACTCCACCTTTCTGGTTAGCAATAGCAATGATGTGCATCAAACCCTCCCGAGGATTTTATGTAAATCATTTTACATTATTACTGTCTTACTGTCAAGCTGTCATACTGGCAATAAGTAATAATTATTTAATCTAATGCGCCCTCACACTATATTGAAAAGGCGTATATAAAGTTTTCTTCCTTTTAATCTACCTCATTAAAGTCAAACAAAAAAGAGTGTGAGAGAGTGGTAAATACCTTGACAATTAAATCGCGTTGACTATGAATGACGTGTGTACGTATGTATAATAAATAGTCGGCTATGCCGACATATTATATTTAA